TGCTGTGTTATTGTTAAAGTTTTGAATCATATAATTTCTAAGAACAATAGCTGATTGCTCTGCCGGATTTGTCGTGAATCCGCTGTTTACGATCTGGGCAAACTTTTTCAAACAATCTTCTGGAATCTCACAATACAAAGCGCAGAAAAAAGCCGCCATAATCGGTGCCTTGCGAAGCAACTGCATTTTGTTCTGTCTTGTACCGCAAATTGAAAGAGTGTCACATAGAATTTGCTCATTATTCCCATCTGTGATGAAATCTTTAATTGTGGTATCACTGACAACTCCATGTCTTCCGCATATAGAAAACAAATAGTTGATAGTTGAAACTCCGTTTGTAGTTGCCGCAGCAGACGAAATCTTATTAAGCCGAAGAATATCAGAAGTGTCTCTCTTAGCACCGCGATCTTGAATTGTGCATTCATTTGGAACTTCATAAGTTACCCATATTTCAACAGTACAACCGGATTCAATCACAGCAAGCAGCCGATGCTGACCATCTGCAAGACTTCCGTTTTCATAAAACGAAATGCCTTGTGGAGTTAATTGCCAGTTGCCGTGCCTCATGTCAGATGCATATCGTTTCACAACATCCGGTCTGACTTTCCTGTTCAACACATTATGTTCTAGATATTCTTTTGCAATCTCTGGAGTAATTACTTCTCTTCTGCTATACATTTCCAACCTCCTTATTTCAGCAGATTTTCCATTTTTTCAATTTCCAGTTTGATATTGGAAACTGCATCAAACACTTTGCATCTGTTGTCTTTATCAGCATACAATGTGCTTCTGGAAACCAATGTGCTTTTGAGAAATCTCAAATATGTATCTGCGTTTGAATTAATCTCATCAAGCAGATCATTAATTGTGTATTCTCTCTGCACAGGTTTATTTTCTTCCACAGCCTGTGGATTAATTATCTTGTCAACAAACACCTCTTTCTCATCATCGTCCATTTCTGGAACACTCATGACCTCTGCCTTTGTTACGCCAGAGCCGCCCTTCAGGATCTTCTGAGCGGCTTCCGGTGATACGCTCTGGATGGCATCAATCCCCTTTGAGAACTTCTCTGCTCTCTTCACTGTGGACTCGGAAACACCAACCTCTTCCGCTATCTGTGCGGCTGTGGATTTTGGCAAAGGTTCATTTTGACCTTTTGCCTCAACGGTATATTGATTTCCTCTGTCACCACCACGAGACTGTTTCCGGTTCTCCTGCATCTGGCCTATCAACCGCAATCTCTGCTCATTTGTGATGTTCCGTCTGCCAAGCTGATTCTTCAAAATCCACTCTTTCGCCTGATACCGGTCAAAAAAGATCAATTCATGAGTCTTAAACGGAATTCCTGGATTGTTTTGAATGATCTTCCATCGGTTATGACCATCAATGATCACGCCTTGCCATGTGATGATTGGATTGAGAACTTCACCGTCATCGACAATGTTTTCTTCCAACTGCTTAAACTCAGCTTCTGTAAGTGACGGAATTAAACTTTCAAATTCAGGATCAATCTTCAACTCGATTATTGGTATCATCTCCTCTCATAAGTTCATCAATGGTAACTCCGAAATAATCAGCAACCAGTTTCAACCGATCAACACGAGGATTACCACTTTCCCATGCGGCAATTGTGCCATTGCCAAGACCACACGCTTTTTCAAGATTCATGATGTTAATATCATGTTCTTTGCAAAGCTTTTTGACGTTCTCAAAAATCAAGAAATCACCTCCATTCATAAACGACAATCAGAAAATTACAATTTGATGAAATTCTATTGACAAAATTTAGAAAATATTCTAAAATACTTGTGCTACCAAAATTTTAGATTCGTTTGTCGTTTAGAATTTCTCCTAACAGCTTCGTATTATATAGGAAAAATTCTAAATGTCAATACCATATTGCGAATTTTTCCTAAATAATCACGGAGTGTATGTCATGATGCCTCTAGAATTGACTGTTGTTGAAATCGCAAGAGCAGAATGTCAACGGCAAAAAATTCCTATTTCAAAATTGGAGAAAGATCTTGGTCACGGTAATGGTTGGCTTAATCCTAAGAAGATTCGCACTTTCAAATTAGATGATGCATTTGCAATAGCAGATTACCTCAACATTTCATTAGATGAATTGTGTGGACGTAAACAGCAAAAATTAAATGAAAATGAGAATAAAATGATGTGTCTATTACACAAACTTAACGAAGATGGAAAAAAAGAAGCGTTGAACCGTGTTGAAGAAATGACACAGTTACAACGCTATACAGAAGATACCGATTCTGCGGTAGGTTGATAAAATGAAAATTCCAAAAATTAACAAACTTCCAAGCGGCAATTATAACGTCACGCTTCGGCTTGATGGTGAAGTGATTTCAATCACCCGCTCCACGAAAGACCAATGCCGCACGGAAGCACAGTTGATTAAGAGTGAATATCTTGCCGGTAAACGTCAAAAACTTTCAACAGACGCAAAGCAAATGACTCTGAGAGAAGTTCAAGAGCGTTATGTGGAGAAGTATAAAACCGCTCTCAGCCCGTCAACAGTCAGATCATACACCATCTATTATCAACAGCGGTTCAAGGATTACCAAAACAAAAAGCTCCCTGATATCACCTGGCAAGAGATGATAAACAAGGAGCTTGAAGAGAAATCACAGAAAACTGTAAAAAATGCGTGGGGGCTTGTTAGGCCAGCACTGGAAGAAGTAAAATATCCAATTCCAGAGATTAAGCTTGCGGCAGTTCCGGTCAATGAGATTCCGTTTCTTCAACCTGAAGAGATTAAACCATTCTGCGCAGCCGTTAAAGGAAGATCATATGAGATACCGGCATTGCTTGAGCTTCACGGTTTGCGACTCTCCGAAGTGCGCGGTCTTGACTGGAAGAATGTTGACCTGATCAACGATACCATCACCATCAAAGAATCAAGAGTCAGAGGAATCAACGGTGATGTGAATAAGAACACCAACAAGAATCAAACATCATCCAGGACAATTCCCATCATGATTCCACAGCTTCATGATGCTCTTGATGCGGTTGAAAACAAGACCGGCCTTGTTGCCAAGATCGGAGCAAACACACTTCTTGACGATGTAAAACGCGCTTGCAAACGTGCGAATATCACCGAAGTCACCAATCATGGTTTGCGTCATTCGTTTGCTTCCCTCTGTTTCTATCTCAAGATTCAGGACAGGCAAATTCAAGAATGGGGAGGTTGGAAAGACAAAGCTGTCTTGCACAAGATATACATCAGACTCACCGCAAAAGGACAATCAGAAGCACAGAAATCATTCACCAAATTTTTCAAAAATGCAGATAAAAAAGCAAACGCATCTTCAAAGCATCAGTAATTACTGCACCTTTGTCTTTTTTGATGTGGGTTCGAGTCCCACCACCGGCACCATTTTGTAAGAGTCTTTGATTTGCCAGTAAATCAAGGACTCTTCCCTATTTTACTGACAATTTCACGATTTTTCACGCATCACATTTCTTTCGTTTTCATAACATTTTTAACGTTTTGAAAAGACAAGTTATACCCACTTTGCAGATGAAAATGCAAACGGAAATACAAACAAAAAAGGACAGGGATATTTCACCCTGTCCTGATTTTTATTTATTATCTTTGTTGTACTGAGCTGTGCTGATGCCCAGGAGCGCACCAAGAAGTGTGCAGACAATTGCAGAGGTCTTAGCCACCGCTTCAGGATAAGGCCAGCCCCAGACCGCTGCCAAACCAACATAAGCAGTTGTGAGAGCCGGAATGCAAATCATCACAATCCATTTGAGAATGTCGTAAACTTTATCAGGGAGTTTCATTCTTTGACCTCCTCATAATCCATTTTCTCAATGCGGACAACATTTTCCTCACCAAACATAGCAAGGCACTCCTGAAAAGTAGAGGCAACGACGTTATACCGCTCCCCGTTTTCCAGATAAACAATATATCTTTCTTTCTGTTCAATAGCCATGATATTACCCTCCATGCGCTCTTTGATTTAGGTGTGTTTCGATTTCATTGATTGCTTCAGTGACCGGCCCGTTTGCCCCTTGCTCATGCAGTCCTTTGAGGCAAGCCAGAATTCCTTTTGTGAGAATGGTCTGTTCCTCTTTTATCGACTTGATTTCAGCATCCTGTTTTTCTTGTCGGTC